TGCAGTAGCGATGTATAGACATACAAGCAATGAATTATTGCATTAAAAATCATTTTCTCCAAAATATTATTTATATTTGCAATGCTAAACAAACAGTAAGGCGGATGATGTCCGTCGAATGCGGGCATTTTTTATGCTTGTAATTATAGTGGTTTCGTACCCCCGTGCCGTGCGGTTAATGCCCCGGCGAGCCTTACTGGTGTTTAGCAGCGGGAAAGACGAAGCCACTTTTTTTAACGGTTTAATGCTAAAACCAGTATGAAAAACACGAAAATCGGCGAGACCTGCCTTGCAGTATCCCGCATCGAGAGCGAATTTCTCTCAAAGCTGATCGAAACGGTCAAATCCCAAAGCGAAATGATTGCCCGGCTGACCGCAGAACGGGCCGAACTACAGAGAAGAATGATGCAAGCCGACCGACGGCGGCAAGAAGTTTTCCGCCTACCGACCGGCAGATAGCCCTTATTCAACCTGTCCTTTGTAGCCGCCTTCGGGCGGCTACTTTTGTTGCAAACTGCAACAAATGACTGTCAAAGGAGAGTACATACGGCGCACTTTGCTCGACGAGTCGAACCGATGGCTGAAGAACCAGAATACGGTGCTGGCAACGAAACTCTGTACCCGCACCGGCCGACTGGTCAATGAGCGTTCGATGTCTGTTTCCGAACAGGGCGAGATGTCGGCAACAATGACCTACCAGCACACGATCGAAGAACGGTTCCTCGACATGCGGGTTCTGCGCTATGGTTCCAAGCTCGTCCGGCGTGCCCGCAAGATTCACACCCGTTTCGCTTACGGACACTACGAGTCGATTGCTTCCCGCTTGATGTACGGCCTGACCGACGATGTTGTTGCAGAAATCAAGCAACAACTGACGGATTAGGAATATGGGAAAAGCAATTCGGGATGAAGATTTAAGACTCAACATCATTGTAAATGGTGATGAATCCCAAAAACGGATCGGAGACTTAAGCCGACAAACAAGAGATCTCGCAAACGCAAATTTCGAGCTTCGGCAAGAACAGCGTAAACTTAAAGCCGAAGGAAAAGAGAACACCGAATTATATCGGCAAAATGCGGCTGAAATCAAGAAAAATGCAGCAGTCATCAAGTCCAATAAGGAGCAAATGCAGCAGCTTCGCTCGGAAATGAAACTGGATACTCTGACCATCTCTGATCTGACACAAGAACAAAGACGTCTACGCGCTGCTTTCAACAATGCAATTCCGGGAACAACAGAATGGGAAAAATATCGGTATGAATTAAAGCAGGTCAACGCCCGCATCAAGACACTCAAAGGCTCGGCAACCGACACAGGGAATGTCGTGCAACGGCTGGCCGGCGGGTTCAGCAAGTTCTTCGGCGCAATCACGGCCGGATTTGCCTCGATGTCGTTCGCAGTCATGGGCACCAAGAAAGCCCGTGCCGCCTTTCTGGAGTACGACGAAGCTCTGACCGATGCCCAAAAGACCACTTCAACAACAAAAACCGAGATCCGCGAAGTATCGGAAGAACTGAAGAAGATAGACACCCGCACCACCCACAACTCACTGCTTGACATTGTGCGAGTCGCAGGTAAACTCGGTATCGAAGGTAAACAAAACCTGCTCGAATTTGCCCGTGCAGGCGATAAAATCGGAGTTTCGCTGGCCCGCGACCTCGGCGGAAATGTCGAAGCGGCCATCCAGCAAATTGGTAAACTCGTCGATATTTTTCATCTCCGAGAACAATACGGCATCGAGCAGAGTATGCTCAAGGTCGGCTCGGCAATCAACGAAATCGGTATGGCCTCCACAGCGGCCGAGGGTTTTGTCGTTGACTTCGCAAAGAGGGCGGCCGGTACGGCGCCGAACGTAAATATCTCGATTCAGTCCGTCCTCGGCCTTGCCGGCACCCTTGACAAATTGGGGCAGCAGGCCGAAACAGCAGGCACCTCCTACGGGCAGGTGATTACCGCCATGTACAAGCGGACAGAGGTCTTTGCCAAAATTGCCAAGATGAGCCTCAGCGAATTCCAAAAGCTCATGGGCGAAGATATGAACGAGGCATTTATCCGCGTTTTGGAAGGTATGGGTAAGTCCGGCCAAGGTATGCAGTCGATCGTGAACGCCCTGAACTCAATGAAACTCGACGGGCAACGTAGCGTGCAGGTCTTGGGCGTTCTGGCGGCCAATACCGACGAGCTGCGTCGGCAGCAGGAAATCGCCAATCGTGCATTCGAAACCGGCACATCTGTCATCGAAGAGTTCAACACCAAAAACGAAAGTGCCACGGCCCAATACGAAAAACAGAAGAAGGCACTCCATGAACAGGCCGTAATCCTCGGCGAAACACTGAATCCGGCATTCACCTCGACAACCTCGATCACCGTAACCTTTCTGAAGGCGCTGACGGGTCTTGTGAAATTCTTATACCAGACAAAAGGAGCGATTATCCCAATCGTTGCGGCCGTCGCAGCCTACAAAACCATAATGTTTGCTGCACACAAGGCGATGGTGATTTACCGAGCAGCTCATATTGCGTATATCGCCATTACGAAGCAGGCAACGCTGGTAACACAGGTATTCAACAACGTCATCAAAGCCGGGCCGTGGGGTTGGATTGTGACAGCGATTTCAGTCGCCATCGGCGCAGTAACCCTGTTCAGCGACAAAATATTCAAAACCCACAAGCAGGTCAAGAACATGGCCGCCGAAGCCGCGGTCGAAATCGACAACGAGAAACGAAAACTCAACGAATTGCAGGAGGCCGCGACCCGCGCAGCCTCCGGGAGCCGTGCACGAGCCGAAGCAATCAAAATCATCAATGAACGGTACGGCAACTACCTTCCGAACCTGCTTACCGAGAAAAGTAGCAACGAGGATATCGCCATTGCGCTTCAGTCGGTAAACAGCGAATTGGAAAAAAATATCAAGCTCAAATTCAGGCAGCAGGAAGCGGAACGCATCGCCAACGATGAGATGACAGCCACGAAAAAGGCGATCGACGAAATCACAAACAAATATAAAAAATGGGGAGACGAATCGTCGCTCACCGCCGATAAGCAGAGATTGATCGCCGCCGCAGTTGTCGATTTCACGGGTAAGATAAAAGCGGCCGGAAACGATTCTGCAAAACAAAGTCAGGCAGTTTCCGACCTCAATATGGAATTACGAAATCTGGGGCTGAACCTCACCGGATCGGCATGGAATCCTGCAGGCCGAAATATCGCCTTACAAGAAATCACCACAGAATTACGCAATACCGTGACCGAAGGCCAGCAGGCTCTCTCGATGCTGGACACTCTCTACGGTAAGTTCGCCACCCCTCTCAATCTGAACACCACCACGACCACAAATACAACGCCCACCGACCCGGACGATACAGGCAAATGGTCGCTCGAAAAAGACAAAGAGTTCCTGACCGCGAAACTGAAACTCAAGGAGAAATACCAGAACGGAGAAATCGTATCCGCGTCCCAATTCAACGAAGAGCTGCTGAAACTGGAAATTGCGGCATTGGAAAAACGCCTTGCGAAAAATATCGATGAAGGGGCTACGCGGCTCAAAATCCAGAACCAACTCGCCGACAAACGACTTGAGCAGAAGAAGGCGGCCGCAGCCAAAGAAGAGGAGATAAACAAACTTCTCCAGCAGTCGGAAACCGATCGGATCAAGCGGGAGAACGCCGACTACGAACTGAAGAAAAAGAAGTACGCAGGTAACGCCGCGGCACTGGAAGCTCTGGAGAAAGCCCACCAGCGCAACATCACCAAAATCAGGTTCGACGAGATCGACGATCGACTGAAGCGGGAAGAGGAGACCTATGAGCTGCAAAAGAAACAGCTCAAGAACCGCCACAAGCAGGAACTCCTCGACTTCCAAGGCTCGGCCGCTGAACGCAAACAGCTACGGAAAGCCCAAGCGGAAGAAGAGTCCCGATTGGAACTCGAACACCTGACTCAACTCTCTGCGCAACTTAAAACGCTCATCGAGTCCGGAATGTTCGACGGCATCCAGCTCGACACGCAACTCCTCTCGGCCCAAGAGAAGCAAAATCTCGTCAATCGTTTCGAAGATGTCAGGACAGCGATCATCGGCGTATTGGAAGTTCTCGGCGACGGGCAGCAGAAAACATTCTCCTTTGCGGGCAATGACCCAACGTTCATGGGGCTACCACAATCGGACTGGATGAAATTTTTCGACGTGCTGAAGAACGGCGCCGCCTCTACCGAAGAAGCGTTGCAGGCGGTACATGCTGCCATGACAGCGATTGGCGCAGCTACGGAAACGGCGCTGCAGGTATATACTACCTACGACAATATGATGACAAAAAAGGAGAATGCTGAATTAAAGAAATATCAGAAAAATCAGGATAAGAAGAAAAAAGCCAACGAAAAACGTGTCAAAGCAGGACTGATGACCGAAGAGCAAGCCCAAGCAGAGGAGGATCGAATGGCCGCAAATCTCGAAGCCAAACAAGAGGAATTACAACTCAAGCAGGCAAAACGACAAAAGGCCATGAGCCTTACTAACGCTATTGTAAACACCGCTCTGGGAGTTACAGCAGCTTTAACAGTAGCACCACCTGCTGGTTATATTATGGCCGCGATTACCGCTGCAATGGGGGCCGCACAAATCGCTATGATTGCATCAACCCCAATAACGACTGGCGCCGAAGAGGGTGGTCAGGTCATCGAGCGGATGCAGGACGGCAAGAAATTCAACGCCCGTTATTCTCCGGATAAACGAGGCTTCATCTCATCGCCGACGGTGCTGGTATCGGAAAACGGGAAGGAGTATGTCGTTCCAGCGGCCGCAATGGATAACCCCTCATTGATTCCCGTACTGAACACGATCGAAGCGGCCCGCCGACAGGGGACACTCGGCAGCTTCGATTTCAATGCCGTATACCGGCAAAATACACCGGTACCCGGATTCGTATCCGGTGGCCCAACAGGAGATATCCCGTCATTCGACACAACAGACACGGGGCTTTCCTCTTTGGACGCAGGCACGGCCGGCAAATTCATCGCGGCCGTCGATCGTCTATGCGACGTGCTGAAGAATCCGATTCTTGCCTACGTGACAATGCTGGGCGAGAACGGAATCGTTGCGAAAATGAAAGAGTACAACCGCACGCGGGAACGTGGGCAAATTGGAGGCAAAAAACGATGATACAATTCCGATCCGAGGGCATAATCCTCGATGTACAGCCTGATCAGGATGTGACATTTACACTGGACAATCCAATCTTTGAAGATGATAGGGTGCCAGTGGCCGTTTCCACGAATGTTGAATTCAAACTGTCGCCGAAAAACTGCAAATTTTTCGGATTCACACCCGGCATCCGGCGGCGGCCGTCACGCAAGACTACCGCCTGCGAGGCGTTATTCAATGGCATAGTCGCATTTCAGGGTGAACTGAAATATGACGACTACTCCGATAAGTCCTTACAATACTCATTCGTCGGGGCTGAATTCGACCACATCGTCACAGGAAAGCTGACCGACATCCCATTCTCCGGATTTGAGGACATCAAATTCTCGACGATGGTAGAAAACGCCCGTAAAGGACTATATGACGAGTTCGGCCTGCCCCAGATTATGCGCAAGGCAATGAGCGCCTCGATCGAGTATGTGACGTCGGGGCCGACGAAAGCAGAATGCTCAACGGTCGATAAATATGCGAACTGGCTTTACACCACCCGGCCTTATGTTGTCCCAGCAATCAAGGTACGCTATATCCTCGATAAAATCCTTCCGGAGTTAGAGCTGGGGGAACCGGAACTCGAAAAACTCCTCAATATGTTAGCGATCCTCGGACTTTACAAAAGTTCCGAATACGACAACCGATACGGGGTAAAAGATACATCGCCCGGTGCCCGGCCGGGGTTATATCCTACCCAATGTACGCTCGATCTTGCCGACTCGATGCCGGACATGGACTTGAGCGATTTTCTTATCAGTCTACTCAAAATACCTTGCTGCACGTTGTTTTTTTCCGGGAAAAAGTATTTCCTGATGAGTAACAAGTCGATTCTCGCAAGCAATAAATTTGTAGACTGGACGGCCAAAGTCAGCGACAATTATTCGCTCCCCGCCTATGAAAAGAAAGGCTATACCCTCGCATTCCGTAACGAGGATGACAACTACACCAAGTCCTACGAAGAGGATTTGGGGCAAGAGCCGACTGATGAGATTATCGAAAGCTATTCTCTGCAGGACATCATCAACAAATACAGAGTGTCTCCCGACTATAAAAATATCAGACTGGCCCAAACCGGGGATATCTATTCAGGTAAGAAAATCGACGCTCTGCTCTATTATTCAGGACGCGGTGCCGCATGGAACAAATATACGACACCAATAGCCACTCTGGATATCGTACATCAAGCCGGGTTTACGAAAATGGAACCGGCTGCCGACTCGGAAGATCAAAACTACGACTGTTCGATCGACTTCACATGTCCGAAATGCGTTCCTTTGGCCGTATACCCGTCAAAGCAAATACATGCTGACGGATCAATCGAAGAAGCAGTTGGACTGAACGCCATAACTCCTATTGTAGATTTTCCCACCGCAGGCGGCAATCGCCCGTCAGAAGTGTATATCGGCTTGCTGATCAAAAATAATTTTTCGGATAAAGGATATTATTTCGAAGGTGGCATTCCCGACCTTTCTGCTGGCAGCGAAGACCGAAGCGAGTACTCCCTTGCGATTGGAGGGGAAAATGGTTTGTACAACAGATTCCATAAACCCTACGCGGAGTGGCTGGCACGGGACAAAGAAATGCTTAAAGTCGATCTCAACCTGACCGCATCAGATATTGCAAACCTACGCCTCTGGGTCAAAGTGTTGGTCTTCAACGTGCGTTATTTGATAAAAACCCTTGAAATAACCGGCAATACCACTCACGACATCCTTCACTCGAATGCGGAGTTGGTCGAAGTGTAATGTCCTTTCAGTCCGCGCGTCATGTAGATATTTTTGTCCGAGAATAGAAGCCGAGCCAATGGTAGATACCTTCGAAATAATCAAGAAGCCCGAAGTTTGTCAGTTTTCTGAGAATTTGGGGAAAATGATCATCAGGAACAAAAATTCAAGCCTGACTTGTGTTTACATGACAGTAAGACTTGATGATGCAACTATATGCGACAAACTGACGCTTTATTACGATGCAGAGAGTTTGATAACGATCAACCTGCGGGACATCGTCCATACCCTGCTGGAATGTGAATTTCCACGACAAACCGGCGTTACCGACTTTACATATTTGTATATAACGCTGACCGACACGGCGACAACCAAAACATATCGTTTTCAGGTCATTGCCGGCGGGGTTGCAGCTCCTCGCAAAGTAGGGCTGGATTGGTGGGCCAGAAACTTTCTGACTTGGCAAGGGCAAATCGTCACCATGCCGGCATGGCAACCGCAATGGTTATCGGTGGTAAAACTCAATCGAGATCCGCAATTTCTGCGAATCAAGTCGCGCCTATATACAGCCGAAGGAATCGAGCGCACACAGGACATTTTCACAGCATCCGAAGAAGGCATCGTCCGGATCAACGTTTCGTTCGAGCTACTCTGGCGTAATATCTGCGTTTCGGAAGAACTGACGCCGATTGCATACGACATCTACGGATTGGGAGCGAACTCCGTCTCTGAACCCGATACGGCAGGTGCAAAGAACTACCCTTTCGCCCAGCGATATATTTTGCGGTCTGGCAACTTTCGAGACCGCTGTTTCTTATTCCAAAACTCGCTCGGCGGATTCGACACGATAATCGCATCCGGACTTTCGACATTACTTCCAGAAGGCGAGGTCGACACGTTCATCAATCAAGGCCGCGAAGTGGAATTAAGCAACGATTACACATCAATCTGGCAGCAAAACACAGGTTACATCAGTTCGAGCAGCATAGCCCGGCAATGGCAGGAGTTTCTGCACTCCAGCAATCGCTACCTATACGCAGACGGGGAGTGGAAACAAATAATCGTCACGGAGTACGAAGTCAAACACAAAGAGTCCACCTTGAACAGTTACACCTTCAAATACCATTTATCGGAAAAAGACGAAGGAAATTATTATGACCGGGCAGAACTTCCGGAACCTGAACTCCCGACCGATTTCTGGCAAATTCCATCGATACGGCGGGAATAAAGTTGTCCTTTCCGCAGCGACAGCAATCAAATATTTTTGCATAAAACAAGAACCATGACATCGTATAGACGCTGGAACATACTTACCGACCTTGCTTACATAGAAACATTCTATGAACGGCAAGGTGATGGTACCCTTGTAAAAGCGGCAATTCCGGACGCGGGAATCGATTTCACCATCGACTATTTTACAGACGGTACAACTCACTTCAAAGCGTCCCGCATTGACGGAGTTTACAAAGACTGCCGTCAGGTTGATGAATACTCGCTCGAAGTATTCATCCCGTTATCGCGCAGGCGCATGTGCAAAGGAGAACTTCGGCGGGAACTCACTTTGATAATACCGGATGACAATTTTTTAAATCAAATAAAAAGCATATGCTTCCCCGCCAAAACAGGGCTATTCCTTTGGTTTGGCCCATCAGACAATTTTAAGCAGACAGCCTACGGGGAGGCGGTAATTGCCACGATAATCAATGCCTCATACGACATTATCGACCTTACGAGTTCTGCATATCCGGCCACCTGTCTCAAGATTATGGAAAAGCTCGAAAAAGGTATTACGGCGAATATCTACATAAAAGAAAGGGCGGAACTCCCCCAACAATCCATTATTCAGGTTCAAAAAGTAGACGGAGGCTATCAGTTATTTACAGGAATATTCGAGACATCGGAGGAAGACGGAACAATCAAAATTTACCAAATCTACTATCTGGTAAATAGAACCGACGGCATCGTAACAAGGAAACGATACGATAGATTCCCCGCAGTGGCATCCGCGGGCGACTACATCAAAAAAACCGACCGCCTGATCCTCGGCGGATACAGCCCGGCCGACCTGAAGAGCAACAGTTAAATACACAATATCATGGCAGACAATCAAACTTTAGCGGTATTGCAGGAAATCCTGCTCAAATCCCGCATCAAATTCGTAACGGGCACCGAAGCCGAATGGACTGCGGCCAACCCTGTCCTGCTCGACGGCGAGTACGGACTTATCCGGGGCAGTTCGCCACTGAAATACAAGGTCGGCGACGGCACGAAGACATGGTCGGCGCTCGGCTGGGGCAATGTCACCTCTCTTGCCCAGCTCACGGCCGACGCAACGCATCGGCTCGTGACCGATACCGAAAAAACCAAGTGGAACGACAAGGCAGAAGTGTTTACTTTCAACTACAATGCTTATCTGCATCCACCGACCGAAGGACTAAACCCGCAGGGGCAGGTCGCAAAAAACATCGTCGCGGCGATCAATGCGAATAAAAAATGCGTTGTGGTCGCACAAAATGTCACCGTGCAGGAGATCGAAGATTCTGTGAGCGGATTCGTTTCCATCACCGAGGTTTCCGCATCGGCCGTTACCGGATTAATCGATACTATCCGCATGGCTTCGGACGACAGCGGCCGCACGGTATTCCTCGCTACTGCTTCCATCACGTTCAAGTCCGACGGCACCGTGACGACGGCGGCAGTCCCTTACACCGGGCGTATCGTCATGGAAGATGCCCTGCCCGAATACAGCACGGAGAAAGCTCCGACGGTTAGCGGGTTCGCCGCGACCTACTACCTCACGCGGAACGGCAGCCGTATCGGCGTGCCGATCAACATCCCGCTCGATCAGGTGCTGCGCGGATCATCCATCAAGACCGTGGTGACGGCCAATTCGCCTTACTCCGGGGCCAAAGTCGGCGACAAGTACATCGAGTTCCTCTTCCAGAACAACAACACCCCGCAGTACCTGCCCGTGCAGGATCTCGTCGATGTCTACACGGGCGACGACCAGTATATCCAAGTGACGGAGTCGAACGTAATCAAGCTCAACTACTCCGTGCTGTCGTTGAAACTGGCGGCCGACTTGAAGAAGTCATACGACAACTTTTACGACCCGAAGGGTGCCGGAGAGGCAGCGGCAAAAGCGGCCATCGACGAGTTCAAGGCGAGTACGTTCGTCATTCAGTGTACCATCCCCGGAATGAACTGACGCTATGGCAGCTACTGAAAAGATAACCGGGCGGGTTCAATTCCCGATGTTTACGGCGGCCGCACTGGCCGCCGCAAATCCGGTGCTTCTCAAAGGCGAAGTCGTGTACGAATCCGACACACGCAGGCGGAAAATCGGCGACGGTGTTACCGCATGGAAGTCTCTCCCCTACGAGTCGGATGGTGAAATGGCAGGCAGTATTCACGCTTCACAGATCACTACGGACGAAACGCACCGTTTCGTGACCGACAGCGAGAAAAAGACGTGGGGCGATAAGGCCGCCAAAGACCTGTCGAACGTAACGCTGACAAAAGCGCTCTCATCCAACGGTTACTACAAAGCACCGGACGGGCTGATGTTTCAATGGGGGATATCCCCCGGCGGGGCGTATCAGTACTATTTCAGTCCTGCATTCATCGCAAAGCCGTTCGGATGCTTTCTGACGGCTTATTACGGCAACGGCAACGTTATCACAGCCGCGTCGTATGTGGAACTGACCGCCCAATATTTACGCTACCAATCGCGCTGGGCGAACCTCACCGACAAGAACGGAGGTCTCGCATCCTCTACCGAAACCGTCCATTGGCTGGTGATCGGACGCTGGAAATAAAATACAGGAAGCTATGAAATACTGGAAGCAAGGATTTTACGAAACCCCCATCGAGGGAGCCATAGAGATCACCAACGAGAGGTTCGAGGAACTGATCGACGGGCAGAACGCTGGTAAGATGATAACCGAGGACGAGCAAGGCCGCCCCGTTCTGACGGAATGTGTCGAAACATCCCCGGTTATGACCTATGAGGAACGAGTGCAGACGCTGATCCGCGAGCAGTACTCGATCGCCGATGAACTGGCGATTCTCCGCCAGCGCGACACCAAGCCGGACGAGTTCGCAGCATACTTCGAATACGCGGAGCAATGCAAGACGCAGGCAGAAAAGCAGATGCAATTATGATTGGAAGAATACAACACCCGAAATATACGGCAGCGGCGCTCAAAGCGGCCAATCCCTTACTACTCGATGGCGAGGTCGTCTACGAATCAGACACGGGTCGTCATAAGATCGGGGACGGAGTGAATAAGTGGACGAAATTACCCTATCCCATGAATGCCGAAGCCGTCCCGGCGGTTACGTGGAAAGTACAGGGCGGAATGCTCTGCGTAAAGCCTGCCACGGACTTGAAAAATCCGATTCTGAAGCAATGTTTCGTGGGCATCCTGCACTACAAAAACGCGAAGAAGCGATACCGCCGGAATCCTCAAACCGGGCAGACACAAAACCGTCCTCTGAATGCGGGGTTCAAGCTCGTACAGGACTCCTTCTCGCGGGATGAGGTAAACTGGACGTCAGTACGGATCAATCCCGTACCGTTCGACGCAACGAAGGTAAACGCCGCGGGCTGGATGCCGATAATTTCCGTTGCAGACCTCTTGGAAAGGTGGGTCGTGCGCATTGCCGACCCCGTTTTCGTGGGGGGGGGGAAATTCGAGCTGCATCGCGGCACCAATATAGGCGACCGCGGCGGAAAGCTGGAGCCTTCCGGAAAGCGCAGGATGCAGGTTTCATTTTACGGCGGAGTTGTATTGTTTACGGGTAATCCTCAATACCGAACCGAGGGGGCACGCGCCTATTTCAGAGTAATAGCCCGAAACTACGATGAAACAGCAACGATAGTACATGTATAACTTTTTTGACGGGGTGTGACCGATAACAAATATTCCTTTGCGGGAGATGGTTGTATTATGACTCATTCACTGGGGATTTACTTAACCTTACTCGTCACTTTTTTTGAAATTTCTGAACTATGATAGACCATATTTTCGCGGCGATACGTCCGCAGCTCATCATCCTCACGATCGTTTACCTGCTCGTGCTGTTCGTGATTTTCCTCGACCTATGGGCAGGCATTCGAAAAGCCCGCAAACGCGGGGAGCTGCGATCATCGCTCGGCTACCGCAAGACCGTCGAGAAGATCGCCAAGTATTTCAACCTAATTTTCGTGGTAACGGCCATCGACGCGGTGCAGATGCTGACCGTATGGCAGATCAACGAGCAGACCGGGAGCCGCCTGCCGCTGATTCCGATTCTGACGGTATTGGGTGCCATGTTCATCGGCTTCATCGAGCTGAAGAGCGTATATGAGAAGTCCGAGGATAAGGAGAAAGCCAAGATTGCGGATGCGGCGGCCGCGCTGGGTTCGGCGTTGAAGAACCGGGAGACGCAGGGCATCGTGGCCGCGGTGCTGGAGTACATGGAGAGAGCAGGTCGGCAGTCCGGCAGCCCCCGCGGCCCGGCCAGAAGCGAGCAAGCCCCCGGCCCCGAATTCATGCCGAACCCGGATATTTACGACGAAAAGTAAAAACCACTCAAACACCATACTACCATGAAAGCAAATTACACCCTTGAGAAAGTGGAAACAGAAGACGGTTTTGCCGCCACTTATCTCCTGATGTGCGACGGCTATCAGGTCGGCTCGGCAATCAATATCCCGGATATTGTAAAAGGAGCGAAAATTATCTCGGCAGCTGGTGGCCGCGAGGCGCTCGTGATCAATGTAAAAGGACGAATAGGAAGACCGCGGCATATAAAATTATAAAGGCGACCAAGATCATGACACCGAAAGAATTTAAGAAAACCTACTGGCCGGACATCGCGGCCTCCTGCGAGGAAACCGGGCTGAACCCGCTCTTCGTGGCCGCGCAGGCCGCGCTCGAAACTGGCTGGGGGAAGTCCGCCATCGGGCACAACCTGTTCGGCATAACCGCCACGAAGAAGTGGCGCGGGGCGGTGAAATACGTGCGGACGTTCGAGTATTTCGACGACGACAAGCAGGGCCACCGATTCCCCAAAGTACACTCCATTACGCGGATGCCGGACGGGCGCTACAAATATGTCGTGGATCGCGCCTTCCGAGATTATACGTCTGTCAGGGAGTGTCTGACCGACCACTCCCGAATTCTGCTGACCGAACGCTATGCCCCCGCGATGCCGTACAAGGACGACGTGTACCAGTTCGCCTACCGGGTTGCGGCCTGCGGATACTGCACGGCAAAGCCGGCGGATTATGCGGGGCTGATTCTCAAGATA